AACCTATTGTTATAACACCAGAGTAAGCTGCTTCTGTTCTCAGAACTTTTCTTCCGAAAACATGTAAGCCTCTCACGATGTCTGAAAATGAATCAGGGTCTCTGATAAGTTCCGTTTTCGCAATATGGTTTGCCGTAGCAATTGCACCTTGGTGCCCATAAAGGAATGCGTACTCATTAGATCCTGCTGATCCAAACGTTTTAGATGCTGCTGCTCCACTTGAAACTGCTATAGAATTAGTAGAGTAAAGTCTAAAACCAAACAAAGGTCTATCCGTTACCATTCCGTTTCTCATATCAGATGAGCCGCCATCAGCCATTACTGACTGATCCATAATTTTCGCACCTGCTTTTCTCAATTGTTGATAAAAAGCTGGTGGTGCAACAAACCATCTATTTTCTTCTGGTACATCTTGACCGTCAAGAACTGTTTTAGCTGCTGATATAATATTTGCTAGTGTATCAACTGCAGCGTCTCCATCAATTGGCGTACCGTCTGTTCCTGTGTTCGCTACTGATGTTGATGCATTGTCATAAATGTATTTTAATACATTATAGTCGTAGTTCTTTTTCAGTGAATAAGCTCCTGAAGAAGTTGCTAGTGCTTCCCAATTTACGTGTGATTGTCTTTCTTCGATGTCATCTACTTTAAACGCAAAGTACGAACCTTGGTCGACAGTAAGTTGTAACTTATCATCTGCCAAAGTTTGTGTATTTACAGTTTGACCTCGAGCGTAGTCGCTCACAGTAATGGAAGGTTCTTTCACGATATTTACCGTGTCGCCAAAATTTTCAATTTCTCCAGCGTAATCAGTGTTAGTAATATCTTCAACAACTGATGCACGTCTGAAAAATTTTTGAACCTTTTGACTATATACTGCTGGTACCCAATTACCTGATGGTAAATTTTGGTAGCCAGTAGCTAGTCCCATTGTAGCCATGTGTTAGCCTCCAATTATAGTTATTATTAAGGTTGGACTCTACCTTCTCTTACAGCTTTATCGATTTCTTCTTCGTACTTCGCATACTCACGAACATTCATCTTAGAAATTGCAGCATTAGACCAAACTTTCTTTGTAGGAGCATCTGGTGCTTCTGCCTTTTTAGTTTTACTAATAGTCTTAGCAGCTTCTTTTTTAGCATTCTGTTCTTCTTTCTTACTATACTTACCAAGTCCTCGATCCATTTTATATAAATCTAAAGCTCTGGCAGCAAGTGAAGCATTACTTGTATTCTCATACAACCAATCTTGAATAACAGGGTCTTGCTTTGCAGCCCATTCATGAAAATCATCTTTTGAACGAAGATCATTAAAATCAGGATGCAATTTTAAAAGTTCTACTTCGGCTTTTTCTTTTGTAATTTGTTCCTGTTGAACTTGGAGATTTTGGTATTTATCCTCCATCTCTTTTGCCCGACTATCCGCTTTGCTCATAGCAATGGTTTCAACCATTTCATAAACATCAGGATATTCCTTTCTCCAAGATTCTAATTCATCTTTAGATTTAGGTGGAACAAACTGCTTGGATGATTGCTCAAGTTGAGTTCTTAAAGTTCGAACTTCATCTTTATGCTTTCCAAGGGTAGAATCATAATGCTTTTTCAAATCGCCGTAGCGTTTCTTAAAAACATGTTCTTCTGCATTTTCAGGGCGTTCAGTTGAAGGAGTTGCCTTACCATCTAAGTTTGCAATTTCTTCTGATGCTTCAGTGTCCTTTTGAACGGTTGCTGTCTCTGCCTTCTCTCTATGAAATTTCTCTAACTCACCTTTAGCAAATGCTGTAACTTCAGGATCACTTTCGTCATCATGTTTTTTATACATATTAGCTTTGGGTATTTTAAATAGTTTCGGTTTTTCAATTTTAGTTTCTTTTGTTTCCTCAGAAACTTCAACTGTCTTGTCTTCTTCATTTTCCATTATTTTTTCCTCTTAAGGTTGAGTGCCTTATGGATAAGGGTAGCTCTTATACTGTCTCCATATTTTGTGGGCTGGTCATTAAACCTGTTGTTTCAGTAGGTTCTTCTGTTCCAGGTGGCACATTGTTTTGGTTTTCCATTTGTTGTTCTTGTAATGATGTAACATCTGCAATAAATGTATTTACTGCTTCTTGTACATCATCACCCCCATATCTTTGCATAGCATATGCTGCTACAGTAGATAATGGGAAAATTACATTAGGCTCATCACTTCCAAAAGCGTCCATTACTTCTTTGAACTCTGGTATGATTTTTACTAATGCAGTCTTAACAGATGGGGATAAAACAGATTGTAATGCTGCCTGATCCTCATCGGTTAAACTTTTTACCCGTTCTGCAAATTCCATTTCCATAGGAGTTGCATCGGGAAATTGTTCTTGTAAAGGATTACCTGGTGCTTGAACTTCAGTATTAGCAACTTCAGTATTAGCAGGAGCAACCTGTTGAGGTTGTCCTGTTCCCAAAGCACTTAAATCAGGTGCTGCAGGTATATTAGGTTTTTGATTCATTAAACCTGTTGTTGTTAATTTATTTCTTGGTCCTATTGCCATTATTTATCCTTTAATTGTTGATCATCTGAAATCCATTCTAAATCTGTATAGCTTTTTGTTAAATCCATTAAAAAAGTTTTTACATTATTTTCAACTAATTTCATATCATGATACTTTGTATATCTTTTATGCAATGAAGTATTTGCTGTCATCGAATAAACTAATTCCATATTATATTTTTTTGCTAATTTAAATATTTCAGTAATACAAATATTTAATCCTTTGTGTATACTTTTTATATTAGCTGTTTTATCTGCAACGATCCATTCCATTACAGAAAAATTCGAACCAACACATCTATATAAGCCACCAGCACATATAGGAATATTATTTTCTTCTACAATAATTCCATCAGGGGGTAAACATTTTTTTGGAACTATACCAAATTCATGCTGTTTCCACCAGTTAACTAAATAAGGGTAATCTTTATCTAAATCCCAGTCTCTAGCTTGCATTTAATATTTTTTTATTCTTATCACTTAGAATAACTACATGGTCTCTCCAATTATCAAAGTAGTTATCACCAACTTCACGTAATTTATCTTTTTCATCAACTTCAAAGTAATCTGTAAATAGGGTATTATTAATTAAAATTCTTCTTTTATCTGTCCCAAGTGTATAAACAATATACTCATCACTACCTAAAGACTTCCCATGCTTAGTATCTTTAACTTCTTTCCAAATACCATCTTCATTTACCATATGTGTACCTGAGACTTTAATTCCTTTATAATCATATAAGTCATTAATTAAAAATTTACCTAAGGCAAAAACAAACCCACCAACTGCAATATTATCTTTTAAATCTATATCTATAATTGGTTTAGTTGTATTATCCCCCATTGTAATTTGTGTCTCTGGAGAAAAACATCCTAATACATGTCCTATAACTCCACCAACAACTCCTCCAACAGGTCCGGCTGCAGCCATTCCTATTGCAGAGCCTACTCCTGCTCCTGTTTGTTGTTTTTTATCACCGCCTATTAATCCTGATACACCATATCCAGCTACTCCAGCCATTCCTACACCACCTAAGGTGCTTTGACCAATTGGGGTAGCCCCTTTCCACTTAAGTGGAGTTGCAAAATTACTAGCTGCTTTCTCTGCAGCCTTCTTACCAATATTAGTAAAATCTGTATAGGCGTTAAATCCTCTTATTGCTAAATCCGCCCCTTTATATAGGTTCTCAAGCTGTTGTGTTCGTTGATTAATCTTTTGTTGCCGTTCAATTAGTTTATAAGCCTTATTTAATCCAGCATCTTGTGTTCCAGCCCTTGGTTGCATACTCATAACCTTTTCTAGAGATGTCTGTTCTGTAGACTCAGGAGTTATTGCCCCTGGTATATAATCTATTTCTTTTCCTGCTACATTCGATTTAGTTTCAAACTGCCCTGTTGATTCATCAAATTCAGTTCTACTTAGACCAGGTGTTTCCCGAATAACTTTTTGTGTTTGCTCGCCAATATTTGGTGCACTCGCTAGTTCTTCTCCACCCTTTTTAGCCCCTTCATAGGCTTCAAAGTCAGTTAAATTAGGTGCTACCGTTTTTTTAGATTGAGTATCTACCTCAACATATTCGTAACTACCATTATCCTGTCTAACTAACTGTGCTGTCATTTAAAATTTTTCCTTATTACGTTTCTGTGCTTCCTGTAGGTTTAGTAGCTGTCGCACTAAAGCCAGCTTCCCCTGGCAACGGTACAGATCCCGTTCCAATGTTGCCACCTCCAGCTCCTGTTGGATCTGTTGGCGAAGCTCCTGTAGGTACTGGACCAGTTGGTCCCATTTGACTTTGTCCGCCAGTAGCGGCAGTATTGTTTTGATTTCCATTTGTTAACCCCATTATATGTGCATAGATCGCAGCTTTTTCTGGATCATTAATTAATTGATCTGGATCGATATCTAATGATTTAGCTACTTCTTTTAAGCATACATGCCATTTTACAAAAGGTGCTAAAGAAGGATTAGATGCTGTTTGCATAAACGTCATCAATCTTTGTGATCGCACTTCTTTTTGCATTAATGAAGATGTACCTTGTGCTTTTATTTCCAGATCACCTTTGATATGTGGAGCGTCATCATTAAATTGCATATTCCAATGAAATAATGATTTCCCTAGAGGTTTTATTAAATAGTCATCAATATTTTTAATAACTGTTTTAATACTTAAAGCTGCAGCTCCCATCAGCATTGACATACCTGCTGCAGTTCTTGTTGTTGTTTGTATTCCTGTTGCTCCGTGTGAGTAAGAGGGAATCCCTGTTGCTTCATCAGCAAGTTGTCTAAACTTATCAAACATCATTAGATTCTCATTAGCAGTATTTGGAAACTTAACTCCATGAATAGCTGCTCCTGGTTGTCCACTTTGTCTTCTAAATATTTTACCAGGAAAAACTTTCATATCTTGACCTGGTACTAATAATGTTTCATCAATATCAAAAACTAAATTTCCTGCTAACGCCAAATTATCAATAGCCATTCTTGCATGACCATTCATAACTTGTTGTGAGTCTTCCATATTTTCTGGAATACCTACTCCAAAAAATTGATATGGATTAATTTCGTAAGGTGATACTAAGTATGGTAATCGTGTTGGCGTAAACGGATTTTCAACCATTCGAATAACATGCCCACCACAAATCCAAACATTAACACTAACAACATCATTTGTTGTTTCATACGAAATCTTACATTCATCTGCTAGCTTCTTATCAATAGCTCCCCAATATTCTAAAATTTCAAATCTATTTTTATAAAGTGTTGAAATATTTTCTTTATCATATAGAGATGATTCATAACCTCTCGTTTGATAGTTAGGTCCCATTTCAAGACAAGCACGAATTGCTCCTTCGTTAAATAAAGGTTTACTAATTAAATTTTCTAATTGTTGTTTATTATAAGAATGTCTTTGAATAACATAATCACAATCATTAATATTAGTTGCATTTGGGTCTGGATAAAAATCCCAACAAGATACTGCTTCTATTGATGGAATAGCTTTAGTTTTTGCAACATAAATATTATCTACATTTCCTTCTTCATCTTCCATCGTATCATAACTATGATAAGTTTTAGAATCTGTAAAAGGTCCTTTTAAAATTCCTGTTCCTAATAACGACATCTCAAAAAAGACATGGCGTAAAATAGTAATTGCTTTGCTTTCTTCTAATTGATCATGAATTAGTTTTTCCATTTGTTCTGCAGCTAATCTTGCAGGCTCAATTTGAGGCTGACCCTGCTGTGCAGGTCCCGCTTCGAAACCTAATTCTTCATAATCTTGTGCAATATCTTTAATTAAATCAGTGGCTGTTGCTCCTGGTGATAAAGCTTTTCCATCTCCATCAAAACCATAAATATCCTTTACAATATCTTTAGTTTTTAATTCATCAGAAGATTTTTGACCATTCATCTTTCCAGCTTGTGGATTTAAATGGGCATACTTATCAATATTTTCGGGAACAGCAGTAGGTCTTACCCCTAAAGGAAACTTTCCTTGAGAGAATAAAACTTCTATAATTTGCCCAAAGGCTGCTAATACTTTAGTTTTTGTTATTTTAACAAATACTTTTGAGTTTTCGTTAGTACGAAAAGCCATTTCAGGTCCATAAAGACCTCTATAGTTTCGGTATGACTTTAGCCATCTCTTCTCGTCATATAATTTTGAAGTCTCAGATTGCTGAAACTTCTGTCTTATATAACCGACTAAAGGACTAACTTCCTCTGTGTACGGTGTTTTAGCCATTATTTTTTCTTTAAATTTTTAGTAATCTCTTTCTTCTGCTTTTTTAAAAATAGATGCGTCTACCTTTTCTTTTTTACCTACTGAACCTGACTCAGATCCTAAATCACCCTGTTTAACTTTTTGATTAGGGTTCATGTTTAATTTGTCATTGGATCTTTTAGCAACGTCAGGTGAAAGATCACCTTGTTTTACTTTTCCTAAAATTGCTTCTCCTTTTGGGTATCCCATTCCTTCTGGCATAGTTTTCTCCTTTTGTGTTTATAATTTATTAATAATCTTTTTCGTCAGCTTGTTTAAACAATGAATCTTGTACATGTTCTTTACCAGACTTTGTAAGATACTCTCCGCTTTTTTCCAAATCTAAATAATTTTTAGATTTATATTTGCCAGGAGCATGTTTATCAAAATCAATATTCTTCACTTCCTGATTTGGCTGTTTGCCATCAGGTGCAGAACCAAGATCCCCTTGCTTTACTTTTGCTTTTGGGTCGAAGTTTTTTTCCATAATTGTTTCCTATAGTTTTATTTTTTTAATAGAGAGTACATTTTTTGTTGGTATTGTTGTGTACCCACCACCCTGTTTTATTTTACTACTATCTTCAAATATAAAATCTGCCATAATAATAGTAGTCTTCTCATCCTGCTTAGCAAGCCATCCAACACTACAGCAGACTGCTGTTTTAGCTTTTTGAATATCAATAATATCTGCCCAACTGGCATCACTAACGATATCTTCCCAGTAGCAAGCTACTAATTGATAAGGAAAGTTTTTCTTATTAAGTTTTGGTAACTTTATTTTTAATCCCATTAATATCCAAATATTCTATCAACAGGGGTAAATTGTGTTTTAAGTGTCTTATTAAATTTTGCAGCATAGCTTGTGTGCATGGGCCTACTCATACAGCCGTATCTTAAAGCATCATAAGCGTGATCTTCTGCGTGTGTATTAATATCTTCAGGATTATTATCATCTAAAGGTAATGCAGGTAATGTTCTAATTAAATTTCTGCAGTTAGAAAATATTCTAAGTCCTGGTTCTTTCTTAACAGTATCTGTTAATTTTAATCTTTTATGTATTTCAAGCTTACCACTGATTCTACTTCTGGGTGTTCTATCAGAAGGTCTCCAATGACAGCCTGTCTGAATCATTGTTTCTGCAATACTTGGGCCTATGTCTCCACGTTTTGCCCATGTACTAGCGTCTAAGACACCATAGCGTATGTATTCACCACGCTCTAGCTCTAAGACTTTTCGTGCAAATACATCTGCGGTAATCTTTTTGGTATATAATTCTCGATATATCCATAAGTTGTTATCATAATCAATAGCAAACCAAAGCACACAAGCAGGAGAAGCGTAGCCCCAGTCTGCAGAACGAAACTTCTGCCAACCTTTAGGAATTTCAAAAGGATCGACTACATGTGTGTTCTTATTAAATTCTGGAAAAGATGAATGATCAAATGCGTCCCAATCACCATCTAAAAATTGTTTACGTTGTACGTCTGGTAATGATGCCAGCATCGCATAGTAATCATCGGTCTGCATTAGATACGGATTATCTTGTAATTTTGCAGGAATAAATCTTCTTGTAATATACTTAATACCCTTAGGTGTTTTAATTTCTATATTAAAAGCTGTATTAGGAGTAATAGGATCCACAAACATTTCTCTTACCCATTGTGAACCTACGTTTCCTGGATTTCCTGTGGCTCGCATATATACAGGTATACTAGGATCAACAGAACGTAATGATGATCTTAAAAAATTATATATATCTGGCGAAGGATATTGTGGAAGTTCGTCTATTCCTATCCATGTGTATGATTGCCCTTGGTAACGTAAAACATCGGTCATGTTCTCTGCGTAACCGAACTCTATCTTTGCTCCCGATGGGAATCTCCACTCTTTTTCTTGTTCTCTCCATTTGGCTCCTGGAAAAGCTCTGCCATATAACCGTTGAGAATGAGTTATTAAGTCTCTCAACTCAGGCATTGTTCTCCGTAGTAATAAAGCTCTGTGGTGTTCCTTATGGCAATAACGTAAAGGATCTACTAACATTGCGTAGGATTTTCCTCCACCCCTTGCTCCACCGTAAAATACTTCTCTTTCTGAGGACGCTAAGAAATCTGTCTGTGGACCCGAGTTAGGTTCAAATACGACTTCTTGGTTTTTAATATGCTCCTTAATGTTGGGAGAAGATGTCTCTATTACGTCTTTCGTTATTACTTGTTGTTCTTTTCCGTCTAACGCTTTATCAATGGTTAACAATTTAGTTTTAACATTTTCTGCGTGACGTTTAGCTGAACGAAGTGATTGCTCTGCTTGTGCAACTTTTGTGCGTGTTCGTGCTAATATTAATTTAGCTGATTGCTTGGCTTTGGTTTTGACCTTCTTCTTTGGCTTTGGGGGTGCTATCTCGTTTAACTCTTTTTCTAAGTCCGACATAAGATATATACCTGCCTGCCTTTTTGGTTAACCATATTGCAACTTCTCTGTATGAACACGTTTTTAAAAATTTCTTTGCCTCTTCTAATGCTTGTAATTCTAATTCTATTGGTTC